ATATTGCTATAATTGAACGACATTGTTATTTTGGAGACCGAAACCTTCGGCCGCATATTCGAGAGTGAGAACACCATAATTTGTAGTCGCGACTTGGACGACGCCATCAATGCACACCGTAAATATACCATGGACACAACGATCGGATGTTTCCACCGAGCTTGTGCCAGCAGTATCAATACTGTATTTTGGGCGTCTCATGCGCATACCCATGGGAAGAGTCAGTGACTGCCAAACAGGCCCGCTCACCACATTGGGAGCGTTCTTAATGATGGCAAGTGTATTGGCTACTGAGTACACTGAGGTATTTAGGTTGCGCACTAATTCAGGATTATCAAAATAGGCTAAATAGACTATCCCAGAGGTGGTACTGCCCACCAAGGGTGTATAAGTCATTGCTCCACGTTGCATCTTGTATTCTTGGTAGTTTACAAGGACGTTTCCGCCGGCGTCGTTGGATGCTCCGGTGCCAGAATAACTGACAGGATTTACCAAAACGTTTGCAAAGTTTTGCGTGCCAGCTCCGGTTACACTGGCAGTTGCGGCAACAAACCTACTTTGGACATAGGTGCTGTTGCCATTCATGCGAGGGACTCGGAGTTTGGTCTTTGGGATTCTCTGCCTCCCGGCAATGGACTCTAGGGCCCGACGATTGTACGATTGATTACGTTTAGACATTGTGTATTGAAAGATGTCGCGATAGACTGTTGCAGAGTTATCAGTGGCATTAATGGATCATAGATTATGTCGGGCATCTCAGTTTCCAGAGCGATTTGCGCATCAGGTAAAATCCCGAAAGCAAGATAAAAAGAATACCTCGTTTCGGGTGTAATAACATCAACGTTCTTCACCCCAGTAGCCATGCTACCCATACCACACTCATAGATCCGCGTAACGCCACCAACGCGTTTGGATTGCCCACGGAGGATTTCATAAAACCGCTCCCAGACAGGAACACCGCTGGTTAGTTCCCCGCCGCAAATACCAATTGCGCTACGCCATGTCTCGAATTGCTCAGGAGTATCCCAACCTAAAAGTGAGACGCAGTCTTTCGACATCGCAGTGTGCGGATTGCGGCACATACGATAAGCGTCACCAACTAATATTGGCTGGGCTTGGCAAAACTCAATTTGTTCAAACACCTCTACGGTGTCCTCACGTTTGAGATTGAAACCAAACTCAAGGAAATGGGTTGTGATGTTGTTCAACTTATGCAGATCCCTGCGTTCCAAAATAAGAACGCAATCATCGCCATTGTTGGACAAACGGGCATCACAGCCAATCTCCAAGAGATAATTCAAAACAAGACTAGACATGATCAAGCAGTTGCCCATACCAGTGTTAATATCACCAGACATACGACAACCGTCAACTGTGTACTTGAGACAGGATTCACCAATGCGTCCAAACCCAGTATTGTGCAATTGCCAGCGCAACAACTTAGCTAACTCAGGTGACTTGAAGACAGAGTTATAGATGCTATGCTCAAATTCCAGTGCCTCCTTGGAGACATGCTGGTCAAATCGCGATGCATCTAATCCTACTGCAACAGGGTCCTTGTAGTGTAGCCAGTTATCACGCAAGCATCGCGCAACACCGTCAGCATTAAGTCCTTTCAATATAACGTCGTAACCAAACGAACGTCGGAACCCACGAACAATCTCTTTCTCAAACATCTTAAGATATCTACCGACTTCAAGATTGTAACGTGGGCTTCGTGGCTGTATG